ATCCGGGCCATCAGTGTCCGCATGAATGAGGACGTTCGCCACGGAAGTGATACCCGAATCACCTTCAACTTCGATGAAATCCTGGACACGAATCGACTCTGTGATGAGACGGGATGTGACTGTATTACCGTTGATAGTCAGGGCATTACCACTGAATGCATTCGCGAATATGACGTCACCGATAGAGAGTGTATCAGTGGGGGAAGAATTTGCGATACCGGCTGGAAGTGCACCAGTGGTTCGAAGACCATCTGATTGAATGATGGAGTTGACAACGACAGGAATGGGAGCGTCGGCATCCATAGTAATAAGATTACCGACCGTGAGACCACTGTCACCGACTCGTAAACCTTCAAAGAACCCATACCCATTCGCGTGAAGAATGTTGGATGTACCCGCAGTGTCGTCCACGTACAGATTAGAACCCACAGCGAGTGTATGCATAGGCGCACTGTTCGCGATACCCGCATTATTTTGTGTATAAAATTCACCGAGGATGTGAAGATTTGTGGTGTTTGACGAATCTAGGGTAAAATTTGCAGTCGTGGGTCCACCAAAAGTCCTGGATAATTTAAACGTATCATCATTTTGTGTATATCCGAGGAAGATGTTGGAGGCACCCGGTTCATCCACCATGAGCACCGCCGTATCGTACGTCCCGTTATTTCCCGTACCCATCTGGATGACAGCGTTTGAAACGACGAGATTGTTCACACTCGTATAATCAGGAATCTCCGTGATGGCCAGATTTCCAGAGATGTCTACGTCACCGATAATCCTAAGGAAACCATCCTGTACGACAACATTACCGTTTTTGAATACTGCGACATTAGATCCGGATGATGGGTTCACTTCAGAGCCGACAGTCAATTGTGTTCCGACAGACAGATTGGAAGAAAATGTATTTCCCGTCACCTTCACCACGTTAGAAGCTCCACTCTCAATTAAAAATTTGTCATTCGTCGTCTTGATCGTATTCGTCGCGAAGATGTTTGTTGACACGACATTCCCGTTCACGATGACAAGATTCTGTCTATTCGGGTTGATTGAAAAATCATCGACACCAACTTGAAAATTATTGAAGAGTTGACTAGATGGTACATCGACACCAAACTGTGTCACCGTCACGCGGTTGAGTGTGGTGAGTCCCGTGAACCGAGTATCACCCGTCGCCACTAACTCACCGGACAAATTAAGATTCGAAACCGTAATCTCATCTGCTGTAATTTCACCGGCGTCGATACTCGCAACCCCCGAAATAACATCCGTCTCTCTGGGTGCGGCATCTAAACTACTCACATAAATCTGGCCAGCCGTGACAAGAATGCCTTCCGCTTGTGTCGCCATATACATTAATTACCGAATAAAATTCCAGCTAAACCATCCTTGATCCTGAGTACATTATAGTTGACGGCATACACATAGGCGTGGGGTCTATTCACGGCTTCGACACCCCTGAGTACGAGCTTCGCATTGTCGAGGCGACTGAAGTTACACGAACCGGACGGATTGTATTCTGATGCGTTCACACAAAAGTGGTACGCGAAGTATCTCGTATAGGTCGGTGAGTGGGTTGGGGGGTTGTAGTATGTCCTACCATACGTCGACTTGTAATAGTTTTGGATCGTGTGGAAATACGTCGGACTCATATTTTCAAAAAGAGGTGTACCGTTGATGTACATGTCCATATTTTTAAACGAAAATCGATCGAGAGCCGGGTTGATCTGACTGGCCCCAAACCCAACGAAGAGAGACTTGATTGGATGGTTGAATGCAGAAATATCAAATGTATTGTTTCCACCGGATTGGGTCACATTGTCTGTGATGGAATCGAGTGGAAACTCGATTCGCTGTGTTTGTGTAATGACAAAGTCCATCGAGCGTTTCACGAGTCGCTCCCGCTCTTCTGTATCGAGAAAGACGTAATTTCCATACATATGTGCTCGTTTTTCAGTCTCTGGAATGTTTGCAGTATTCGCTTCATCGAAATTAATTCGTATCTCAACCTGATGATTCTGTAGCGCGACCAAGGGTAAAAATGCTTTATGGTCACAGAAAAAAAAGTGAAGGGGGACGAAAAACTTGTTAGAAAGAGACGCTTTGTTGTTCAGTTCCTGAGACTTGTTGTACGTATCCGCTAAGTAATTTGGCCAAATCTCACTGAAATAATCAAAGTGCTGTGAATCAATCTTTTGTCCACCGATAAAGAGATCAATTGTGGAGTTGTAAAAAAGATTCGATGCGATATTGTCTCGACTGTTACTGCCAGATTCAAACCAAAGCCCATTAATAACATCTCCCAAAACTGGAATGGTGATCGACGTGTCATCGACGGAAATTGTTTTTATAAACTTTGGTGCTTGAGAAAAGTTTGTATGCCTCGTAAACTTTGTACGGAAGAACGAATGTCCTTCATCACTCATCAAATAAACATCTTGAACACCTTTGGAGACGAGTTGTATTAATGCACCAGACATTTAATAGTTGTTCAGATTATAAAAACAGACACTTTCCCTGAGGGAAGTCACTCTTCTTTTCTTCCACAAACTTTCCATGAACTTTGAATCCACCTTGGCGGTACACTTTCATTCTCTTGTAATACATCGCCGTAAATACCGACCATGGATCATGAACATCATAGATGTGTGGATCATTCTTCTTCCCTTTCGTCTCTCTCATAATTCTTCCGATACTCTGAGTGATATCGGACTTAGGACTGGCTAATATGACCGTGTCGAGGGTTGGGATGTCGAGACCTTCATGGGCTTGACTGAACGTTGCAAAGATGATTTTCTTTTTGGATGATTCCTGGAGTGCCGCTTCCTTCATACCACCCATGTAGAGACCGGACGTCTTGGGGAAACATTGGTGAAGAAGTTCACAATGTTGACGGCGGTCACTGAGAACGAGAAGCTGCCTTGTACCAGCTGAAGCCTTTTTGACAAGTTCAACCAACATCTTGTTTCGTGCTCTATCCTCGACGAGCTGGGTAATCATGTTGGGCATGGAAATTTTTCCGTTACGCATGGATGGTGGTGGGTTTCTATAATTTGCTGAATCAAAAGTCACTGGAAATACTTCAACTTGTTCCTGATTTTTTCTTTCAACTGCAAAAAAGGTTGGACCCATGAACCAATGAAGAACTTTCGTGAGACCATCTTTCCTTTCAGGTGTTGCCGAAAGTCCAAAGATATGTTTAGGACACATTTTGAAAAGACTTTGACTGAAAACTTTCGCACAGATGTGATGGGCTTCATCGACAATCAAGGTACCCACAGTGTCAAAGTCTGTGAATGAGTACTCCTTGAGGGAAAGGGATTGAAGCATCGCGATGACAAAGTCACAATTGACCTCTTTCTTGTTCTGTTGGACAACTCCGATCGTCGCACCGGGACAAAACTGCTGGATACGTTCACGCCATTGATCTGCCAAGAACTGTTTGTGAACGACAATCATCGTTCGATAGCCCAACTTACACGCTATGGCCAAGGATACCGTCGTCTTCCCGTAGCCACATGGTAGAGAAAGGACACCGTGACCTGCTTTAAGTGCTGCTGCGAGTGCTTCATTTTGATGTGTAGCGTCTCGGAGTTGTCCAGCAAACTTTGCATTGATTCGAGTTGGTTCGGGTCTTCGATCCTCCTTGGACTCTCCAAGTTTAGTAGTTCCATAGAATCTTGGAACGCAGACTCCATTCTTAGTTGGTCGGAAAACTTTGAAAGGCGGTGGAGGAAATCCAAAGTCCCCATTTACGATGGGTCTTACCGTAAGTTCCTTTTTAATTTCTGGGATTGGACCCTCTTTCACCAGGTATCCGGTTCGTGTAAGCATACTTATTTAAAGATGATAAACTTTAAATGAGTACAAGATGCCTACCGTCGACGTTGAAGAAAACATTAAGAAGCTTCGTATGAATATTGAGCAGATGACCCAGGAAGTGTTCCGCCTTCAGGGTATGCTCCAGACTTTTGAGGGATTTAAGAAGGGTGGTTTGACTCAGATCGAACTTCCTCAGGATCCCACTCAGGAGGTTGAGGAACTCGAGAGTATCCAAGAGAAGCCCGAGTGATTTCCTACATTCCAAACACCCTTGAAATCCGTGTGAATTTCCACTTCATCACCCTTTATAAGAGACTGTATGGGTCGGCCCTTGACCTCACACATCACTCTCCTATATCGGAATGGAACTTTCACAGTGAGTACCCGACCATCGAGTGGGTTATCCACTTTTTGATTTTGTATGAGATGCATTTTTGATGTGTGCATTCGTTCTATAATTTCGGAAACTTTGGTGGGGATTACAAAACGAATATACTTTTTACCATTGAATTCATACATGGGTTCATGAATTGTCGCCATAAACTTCATTGGTTTCTGTTACGGTACACTAAGACTAAAACTATAAGTATCACAAGAGTAATTGAAATGACTTGCGAAAGAAGTATGGGATTGAGTGGTTCCCTTGTACCGAATTGTTGGTGACTCAGGGCTCTAGACACTTCCACTGCAGCTTCGATACTCGAGTAAGGTGTGTTACGTGGGGACATCATTCCACACATCGCAACCTTGGAACACTTTCCAAAGAATGGGAGTTGTCCATGAAGACTCAAAACACCCGAAGATTGAGAAAATTCCCAACGCTTTCCTTTCCATTCGGCACCCCACGCAATCCGCATCTCTTTCGGACTGGGAAGACCCAATTGTTTGAGTACTTCTGACTTGAGCATTTCAGGGTTCGTCACCAGGATGTCTTCATTCAAGTCACATATGACACATGAAAGTGTCTTGCCATCAGAGAGCACCTTGGGTTGAAGGTTCCACCTTGTTTTCGTAGCAATTTCAAGATCGGATTGAATTTCAATTGGGTCTTCATAATCTAAGAGAACATTGATGGCACCATACGTACTTTCCCGTACCTTTTTGTCTGCGTCCTCACCCCAGTTTTCAGCGAGAAAGTTTAGGGCTGGGCTATTATCGAGACACAAAAAGAGCATACCATCTTCGATGATTGTACCATTCGAAAACTTGGCCATGTATGTATCTTCGCCATATGCGACACTCACGAGCTCCACCTTAAACACAAAGTTACCACCAGCATCCATGACTGCATTTTCCATTGCGTCACACATAATTTTTCCCGAAACCTTTTGTGTGTATGGCTTTGAAAGTCCGACATGATTCAAATTTTGTACAAACTCATAGGCAGACATAACATCCCACGTGACACCATCCATGATCAGTGGAAGATGTTCGATGAGAAGTTGCCCCTTTTCACTCAGAGTACCGACAGCGTCTTTCACGGACATAGACTTGTACTTGTTCGATTGAGTCAAAACACGGGCGAACATCGTGAGAAGAGTCCCATAATCTTTAACACTCAGAGAACGCAGGACAAAGCCAATATGTTCCCCATTATCTTTCGCCTGGAACATATCATTCCAATCGATACCCATTTCATTGAAGAGTGACTGTGTATTCACGAACGCACGATCAAAAACGATCCTGTGTGCGTGGAGGTCTCTGACTTCATCATCTGGTTCCCACCATGAACCACCACCCGACGCTTTTCGATCATATATGACTACTTCATGTTCCCCTGACTTTAGGAGTTCCCAAGCGAGGGACATACCGGTGGGCCCGGCTCCGACGATATGAATCTTCATTCTACTTTTAAGGGATATATAATTTTTCGTGCATGAGCGTGTAAAATCCGACGAGAGCCACTGTTAACCAAAGCTGTGGTTTCATGTATTGTCGACCCTGGTAAAGAAGAAATGTCGTCAATAGTAGGTGAGTGGGAATAGGTTTCTCGGGTCCATATTTGAGATGGAATCCAGTCATCGCCATCATCGTGAGTATCAGTGCACTTATGAATGAGGTTTGAGATGGACTGTACAAAAACCACGCGATCATGAGAAGTGCGACGTATGAGATAAAGATTGAACGCCTGAAAAGTTCGCGTATACTGTCCACGATGGCGAATTTTTCACCCGTTAAAAGTTTTGATTCCCAATGAGGTCCTAGAATGAGATATGAAAGGTACAACACAATGAAGATCATTTATATAAACCCAGTTTTTTTACGCTCCTCAGGAGTTCGCAAAGCATACATCACACTCAAGAATATGAGAGTCGAGAAGAGGGCGTACTCAATGTCCTTCGTAGCACTGAAGGCGATGAGCATAAGAGATATGAAACGGAATGTTTTGTTATCGAAAAGTACTCGTAATCTTTCTGGAATCTGTATAGCGTTACCAGAGAATAGACCCTGGTACAAGATGATGAGCGAAAATATAATGGGTTGGGTACGTATAAACACTTCAGCTGGACCTGTGACGGGACTGAAAAGATTAGCAACTTTTACCATTTATGTAACTTAAGAAAATAAAAAACTTTACAGAAAGTAGAATGTTATGTGTTGCTCAACATGTACCAGTCAAAGTTCCAAATAGAAAACTGAAAACCTGGAAGTTTGCTGGTAAGTTTCTATGGAAGAATGCCACTGTACAAAATAAATCAGAACTTGGTCAATGGACAAAGGGAGAACTTCTTGAACTTGGTCCAACCTTTGTAAAATTAGGTCAAATCGCTTCGACGAGAGGGGATCTCTATCCACCAGAATTTACAAAAGAGTTGGAATCATTACAAGATGAAGTCCCTCCCGTGGAATTCGATACCACTGTAGATTATGATATTTTC